ATGGGACAATTTAGTTGGTTTACACAAGACACCAATCATCGCATTGTAAATGGCGAGAATTACAAAGTCGTAATGACTGATGATAAAGGAAACAAGTATGTAGAACAATGCTATGAAGGCTATGGGGAGTTCGGAGGCAAAGACTACTACGAACTTCTTGCAGAAATGAACGGCTTAGGTTCAGATAGAGCCAAGGGGATCGAACTTGCTTTTGAAAATTCCCCTAACGGCAGAAATCCAAATATCAAGCATCCATCAATAACTGAGAATGGAGAGTATTTCGGAGGTAAAGCACCCGAATCAGACCCCGACCAAGGCTTTCCTGATATTGACGAAGATGAAGAATGGGAAGATGAAGAATGATATGAACAACAGCACAGATATTTCATAAGAAATTAGTCGATAACAAAAAGTAGATAATCAATCCCGGCCGGGCTTGACCACCTTGCCGGGAACTCAGACAATAATATCAGGTATATGGAAAATCAATTAGAAATTATTAAATCCAATCTCCCTTATGGCTATGAAGGGAGTATTGCAAAAGAAGCAGGATGTTCAAAAGGCACAGTACATAATATCCTTAACAACAAGCCTGCATCTGCCCGTTCAGCTTATAAGGCTAAAGTTCTCACAATAGCAACCAGAATGGCTAAAGAAGCCTTGGAAGCCTCAAAAGGAGTTTCTAAAGCGGCAGCCGAATTAGAAACATTGCAAAATGGAACTACAAGCGAACAATGAATTAACCAAGCGTGAAAATCAGATCGCCGGACTTGCCTTTTGCGGACTAGCAAAGAAAGAAATGGCAGACAGGCTTCACGTGGCTTACGGAACTATCAACGTATTGCTCGACAAAGCATACAAAAAGACCGGAACCAGCAAATTAAATGAACTGGGGTCATGGTGGGCCAATAGAGTATTTACTCTAAACATAGATTTTCAACAGCTACAAAAAACGATTATAGCTCTTTGCTTCTTGGGAATAGCAATATTCCAATTTTCAGTAGATAATCATCACGATTATTACTACCGAACAAGAAGAGGAAGAACGCAAAGATACAAGACCGAAGAAATATCTCAACCTAATTATAAACAGGCAGCATAGCATAGAGTTGCAATGTGTTTCAGATAGTGAAGAAAGCTCGTAACCAATAATTAACCAACCAAAGAAACAGCTAAAATGGGAGAAAGATATTTAGAAAGAATTGTAGCAAGCGGCATAAAAATCGGAACGATTCAGACGCTTAAAGCATTAGGGCTACTGCCGGAGGTTGTAACAATCTCCCAAGCAGAAAAGATATACGGACGCCGTCTCATTACAGAATGGCGTAGTAAGGAATGGATAAAGTTTTATCCTGCTAAGAACAAGGAACGCGGCAAGTATTACGTGAAAATGTCCGAACTGGAAACAGCAAGTGCCATGATGGATATTCATAACAAAGTACCGGCCAACATAATCAAAGTATTAATGCAAGTACCATGACTGCAAAAGATATACAAATAGGGCAGAACATTTCAGCCGGATTCTTTTTCCGGTGCGGACATTACGGGGATGATGTGGACTACGCCATTATTACCGGAGTGGTTATACGCAAATTGGAATGCTATAATCAGGTGCTTGTTGATGTCGATTTAGAACAATCGTTTAATAGTCCCGGCAAATCAGTCTGGGTACAATTAGATAAGTCAGATTTTAATATTAACAACTAAAATCCTCATTATGAGTAGTATTATTCAAGTTAAGATGGAAGAGCTAAATGCGCTTCCAGCAACGAAAATTGTCGAAAATGAAGGTGTACAAGCAAAGTTTATTCAAATGTACAATGCAATTTGGGGTACGGATAAGGGTGAGCAGATGTACCACAAAGAAGTATTCAATTTTCAAAAATTACTTCGGGATAACCCCGATGTAGCCACTTCAAGCAAAATGTCCCTTTATGGCTGTTTCCTTGATATCGCAGTCAATGGACTAACATTAGACCAGACAGGGCATCCGCTCTGCTATATTCTGAGTCGCAATTGCAAAACCGGGTACAAAAACGAACATGGGAACGATATTTACGAAAAACGTGCATACGTTTCGGTTACCGGCTACGGTGAACTTACCATGCGTATGCGTGCCGGCCAAATTAAATATGCTGACAACCCCGTCGTCGTTTATGAGGGAGACCATTTCAAGGCATCTTTAGTCAATGGAGTAAAAAACATCGAGTATGAAGCACAATGCCCCCGCACATCAACCAAGGTTATTGCAGCATTCATACGCATTGTACGCAATGATAATTCAGTGGATTATCAATGGCTTATGCAAGGGGATATTGAACGCTTGAAGCATTATAGCGAAAAAGCAAATTCCAAATGGAATGAGCAGACCAGACGAAGAGAACTTGGTAATGCCAATGCTTTATACACTTCCAATAATGGCGGTATTGACCCCGGTTTCCTTGAAAACAAAATGATTAAACACGCCTTCGACGCATACCCTAAAGTACGTACCGGAAAATATACCATTATGGCAACCGACCAGGAGGAGGAAGAAATCATCGATTATGGAATTGTGGAAGATGCCAATATTGCACAGGAAGACCCAAACATTCCTTTCGGTGAAGAAAAACAGCTCACCGCACCGGAACCGGTATCTGTAAATGTCAGCAAAGCAGATGAAGAAGAAGGATTCTAACCATTAATACTTAAAGCTATGTCAACAGAATTAATAAAAGTAGAAGAGTTTACCTCTTTAATGAAAAGTGCCCCTGATGCTTTAGGCAAGAACCAAAAATCAATAGCCAACTGTAATTCAGCGGGACAGGCAATCTTAGATACGATTCAAGGAGAAGGCATGACTGATGAACTGGATGCCAAAGCTGCGGAGTATCTGAAGAAAGTCAATGTTACAATTACCAACATGAAAAGCCGCCGTGCGCCTGTTACCCAACTATTCGACCGTATCCGATCCATTTTCACGACAGATGAAAAAGCTATTGACCCAAAAGACAAATCAACAATTCCGGGCAAAATAGCTGCAGAACGGGACAGATATGCAGCACTGAAGCGTGAAGAAGAAAGAAGGAAGCAGCAGGAGATGCAACGACAAGCCAATATTGAAAAGGAAAAAGGAACGTATCGGCTTGCTATTGAACAGGCTATCAATACACACATGAGTTCCTATTTTGCCGAACAACAGAAGAATCTGAGCCATATTTGGGAAAGCATTACACTGGCTACATTTGAGCTGAAAGAAAAGAGTATTAGAGGTTGGTCAACTCTGTACCCTCGTGAGCACTTCGACACTTTCAATAAAGATATTACAACTTACTATCTGGACGCACAAACCAAAGAGAATATCAAGACTGAAATTCTAAGCAATAAATATTCCGCTTTCTCTCAACAGTATAAGTTTGACATGGAGGATTTACGTCAGTCATTTATCGACCGCCTTTCCTCCAAAAAGCAAGAACTTATTGAGGAAGAAGAATTACGCAAGAAAGATGCTGAAGCTGCTGCCAAAGCGGAAACCGAAAGGAAACAACGGGAAGAAGAGGAGCGAAAACAACGTGAACTTGAAATACAGCAAAAAGAACATGAGCAGCAACAAAAAGCGGAGTCTTCTATACAATCCGCACAAATGAATAGTCTGTTTGCAACGGCTGCCGCTTCTGTTACAACAAGAACCAGCAAAGCCAAAGTGACTGAAAGGATTAAAATACTACACCCTGCCGGCTTCTTGGAAATATATCAGATGTGGTGGATAAATGAAGGTCAGAATCTAACAATAGAAGAACTTGAAAAAATCCACAAAAAGATGATTTCCTTCTGCGAAAAGAAAGCCAACAGCGATGATGAAATGAAAATCAAATCAAAATATATCCGATACGAAGAAGAAGTTAAAGCAGGAAAGTAATGGCAAATCCGGATTCATATTACTTGCGTACAGAAGTCAGCAACTCCGATCTGACAGAACTCAAAAACTATCTTTATCCCCGTACCCAGTATGGGGATAAAGAAAAAGCCTTCAAGTTTGGGACATTGGTAGATGCACTTATTACCGAAAACGAACGGGTACATTATAGTAAGCGCATGGTGGATGATGTAACCTATTCTCGAAAAGATTTCGAGTTAGGCCTTGCCATGAGGGAAGCTTTAAGAAAAGAGGCAAGAAAAGACGAGTTCCTTAGAGCCGTTCTTTCCAACTCCGATACCCAGAAATTCATGGTAAACAAATCCCAGCGATTTCTCTACGGAAACTTCGAGTACACTCTTGATACCCGATGTAAATGGGATTGGTGGTTACCTGGTTTTGGATTTGGTGGAGATTTAAAGACCACTTTTGCAGAATCACAAAACCAGTTCAATGAAGCTATAGATTTTTTTGATTGGGACCGTTCCAGAGCATGGTATATGGATATAGCAGGAAGCCAACAGGACTTTATCTATGCCATCAGCAAGAAGAACCTGAAAATATTCAAAGCATTCATTAGACGAGACGATGATACCTATAAACGTGGGAAAGAGAAATATGATGATTTAGCTTTTAAATGGTGGCAACTAATGGTCTAATTATATTTTAATCGAAAACGATATGAACATACTTATCACACCAAAAGAACAAATCTGCAAGGAACTTACAGATATTGACTCATTCCTCAATATAATAATGAGCGAAAATGCAGAAGAAGCCGTATTGCGTGGAAATGACTTGGCCGTATATGTTGCCCGTTCAGGAAAGTTATTAGCTGATGCTAAATATTGGCTTAACGAAGCCATGAATTCCGAGACAATGAAAACACTTGCCGAAACAGCCAAAAATGCCAAGGCTACAGCTACGGCAATAAACGCTTTAGTAAACTCCCTTTGCAGGGAAGAACGATATTTGGTCGATTGGTGTGAACGGTGCAATCGAACCGCAACACATCAGCTATCATGGTGCGTGACAGTAATAAGCAAAGCCAAAGAAGAAATGAAAATGGCTGGTATGTACAACAATAACAACAGACAAAAATGCTAAACGACCAAGAAGCACCCAAATACTTGCTTTGGCTTCTTATAGCCATTATCCTAATGGGATTAGACGAAAACATTACTGGATTCCCATTCATCATGGGAGCCGGTATAATCATATATCTATTTATTAACGTGCTTATTCTTACATCAAAGGATGAGCCTAAAAAAGAGAACAATGGAAACTGCAAAAATTGACATCAAGCAGGCTGTCATTAAAAAAGACAGATTAAATGTTGTGTACAACGAGCGATTCACAGAAGCCAACTACACAAACAAGGTTACTAAGAATTGCGACCAAATCGTACATTCCGAACTGAAGGAGATTTTTAATCACTTGAAACTGCATCTTGTGGTATTATGCGAGCAACCCGAAGCGGAAAAAATCTACAAGTCAAGTTTTACATCACCGGGCTTTGATGAAACTCTGAATAACTACTTCATTACCGGATATGCCAAGGATAGCAACGATGGAGTACCGGGTATAACCATAATGGGAGGCAAATTACTACAATCCGGTAAAATTGTGGATTTGAAAATCTTTACTCCATTCGGAGACGAAGAATATAAATTTTCAGAAGAACTGCAAATAGATGCAGCAGCTTGCGATGCGGAAGTGGAAGCATATCTCTTTGAAGAGAAATGGGGCATTAAGCAAGAGCGGTTAGACTTTGATAGCGATATCCCCGATGAAGCTGTTACCGATACAGAGGAACTTCCAGCAAAAGAAGGAGAAAAACCTAAAAGAAAAGGCAGAAAGTCCAAAACTATATCTCCTGCCGCTTAATCAAATGCGGGGCTGATTTTTGTCAGCCCCATAAAACTCTAAATTACAAGTCATGATTATAGAATTAAAAGGAAACGTTTTTGAAGTTACTTTCAAGTACAAACCCACTATTGTTGACAGAATACGTCAAATCACAGGCAAGAGATATGACGGAAACAGAAAGAAATGGCTTATTCCTATTTCCAGTCGTGTCGAACTTGAAAAAATGGTCTATCAAATCAGACCATTTGAAAATATCCAATGGGTTACAGGACAACAGAAACAAGAAGAGGAAGAAGTTGCGTACAATATACCGGAACTGCCGGAGCTTGATATTCCCCACTTACTCAAAGTAAACCCATATCCCTATCAATTAAAAGGAATTGCAAGAGGATTACAGCTCAAACGATTCATGAATTGCGACGAGCCGGGCCTTGGAAAGACACTGCAAAGCATTGCAACCATTAATCTTGGGAATGCCTTTCCTTGTTTGGTTATTTGTCCTTCTGCCTTAAAGGTTAATTGGGAAAGAGAATGGCATAAGTTCACAGATAAAAAGGCAATGGTACTGACGGACAAAGTACGAGATACATGGACTTTCTTTTATCAGACTGGCATGTATCAGGTATTCATCGTTAATTATGAATCGCTTAAAAAATACTTTGTACAACGTATCAAAAAAGAATCTGGTTGGACTTTAAGAGATGTGGAATTCAGAAACAGCATCCAACTTTTCAAATCTGTAATCATTGATGAAAGCCACCGTTGCAAATCATCATCCACTCAGCAGGCTAAATTCTGTAAAGGTATATGCAATGGTAAGGAATGGGTCATTGAACTTACCGGAACTCCGGTTGTCAATAAGCCTAAAGATTTAATTCCGCAGTTATCTATCCTTTCCAGAATGGAAGATTTTGGAGGATATAAGACATTCGTCAATAGATATTGCTCCGGCCAAAATGAAGCATCAAACCTGAAAGAACTTAACTATATGTTATGGACTAAATGTATGTTCCGGCGTGAAAAGTCATTGGTGCTGACAGACCTTCCCGATAAAATACGACAAGTAAATACTTGTGAGATAACTAACCGCAAGGAATATATCGACGCAGAGCGTGATCTTATCATGTACCTACAGAAATATAAAGAAGCGGATGATGAAAAGATAGAGAAAGCATTACGAGGTGAAGTCATGGTACGTATTAATATCCTCCGCCAAATATCAGCCAGAGGGAAAGTACGTGATGTAATTGAGTTCGTAAAAGACTTTCGTGAGAATGGAAAGAAAATCATCCTCTTTTGCTCACTTCACGAAGTGGTAGATCAACTGAAAAGCTATTTTCCTACGGCTGTATCTGTAACAGGAAGGGACTCACAAGATGAGAAACAAAGAGCAGTGGATTCTTTTCAAAACAATCCCAAAACGGATATTATCATCTGTTCCATTAAAGCTGCAGGAGTCGGACTGACCCTAACTGCATCAAGCAATGTTGCCTTTGTTGAATTCCCCTGGACTTATGCCGATTGTTGCCAGTGCGAAGACCGTGCGCATCGTATAGGGCAAAAGGATTCTGTAACCTGTTACTATTTCCTCGGCCGACGTACCATTGACGAGAAGGTTTACCGTATCATTCAAAATAAGAAAGCCATTGCCAAGGATGTTACCGGTTCCACGGAAGATATAGAGGAAAATATCGTTGATATGGTAGCTAATATTTTCAGCACAGATTATGATGACGAAGGTTTCTAATAGTAAAGTTATGGAAAAAGATATTAAACGTTTTGATTATTGGTTTTCTCATAATTATCAAGAACTGCGCAACAAGCTCTATGGAGCATTTTTTAATGAAGATATATTTCATGATACATATCTGTATATTAGAAATATTATCAAGACAAACAATGTTTCATTAATAGACTTCGAACCTTTCTTTATTGTGTGCTACAAAAGAAATAGGCAGAAAAATTTAACCAAAGAAAATCGATATTGCAAACTTGATATGTCTTTCTTCCAATCAATAAAAGCCGATGAAGAATTAGACATAGAAGAGCTTAGTAAACCTGATAGACTGGCATATAGCATTCTGTCTTTCATAAAGAAGCAAAATTCAGCTATAGACTATAGGCTATTTAAATTAAAAGTCTATGACACAAATTGTTCATACCAAGATTTATCGGCATATACAGGTCTATCTCCCAATATAGTTTATCGAAAAATAAACTCCATCATCCGAACAGTTCAACAAGAACAGTTTTTTCGCAAGCAGTATTCATCTATTGCTATTATATAACTAACCTATAGATAATTAAAGACATGAAACTTGTAGTTTATAACAAAATGAATGCCTTACCTTTGGGGCAGAAATCAAAAGAAAGAACAATCAGATTTAATCAAAGCAATGGGGTTATTTATATCTCTAGATTTCTAGCAAAGGAAATGGAACTCAAAGATGGCGATAAGATTATATTCGCCAATGATGAAGAAAGCAAAAAAGACTGGTTTATCAGTAAAACAAATGATGAATATGGTTTTGTTCTGCATTCCAGTAAAGCAGGTGTCCGTGTCCAAAGCAAATTTATCTGCAACTCCGTACTAAATGCCACTAAGACGAATTGTAATGCAACATTCCTTGTTGCCAAAGAAGCAACAGAATACAACGGAAATAAATTTTTCAAGATTATCATCTCTAGTCCTTTTATTACAATCCCAAGGAATCATCCTACAAACAAAAAACTCAAATGATAACACCACAACAAAAAATAGACCGGCTGAAAAAAGCCGGCTATCAGGTTCAAGAAAAAGGTAATAAAATCCGTGCCGCTAAGGGTTCTTTGATAATCAATGGCACTATAAACCAAGTACACAAAGAAGTTTTTAACCGATAATTATATTGATATGAATACGTATAGCAAATATGTACCCAATGTTTTTCTCGCAAAGTGCGATGAAAAGCACGAAAAAGGAGAAGTTATTGAGGTTACAACCAAGTATGGCAAAGAGAATGAAAGCATAGTTTTTAATCTGATTTTCGAGAAAGATGGTTTCTATTATTACTCCATCGTCAGAGCTGACGGATTTAATGTGCAGGAATGGGCCAAGCAAAGAGCCGAGCGCCGCCATGGTTGGGCCCAGTCTGCCGGACAAAAAAGTAACGAATATTTCAACCGCTCGAACAAAGACAAAGATTTTCTTTCTCTTGGAGAGCCAATCAAAGTCGGACATCATAGCGAGAAACGGCACCGAAAAGCGATTGATGAAGCTTGGAACAATATGGGTAAAAGTGTTGAGTTTAGCGACAAAGCAGCCGAGCATGAACGAATTGCCAAATATTGGGAAGAAAAGGCAAACACTATCAATCTTTCTATGCCGGAAAGCATCGATTTCTACGAACACAAGTTAGAGAAAGCGAAAGAATACCATGAGGGATTGAAATCCGGAAAATATCTGCGTGAGCACTCCTATTCTCTCACTTATGCCAAGAAAGCAGTTAATGAAGCACAAAAGAATTACGAATTAGCTAAAAAGCTATGGGGAGATTTAATAACAGAACAGATATGAAAGAATCATACACAGGCATTGGAATATGCCATTGTTACCAATGTCGACTTGACAAGAAGCATTGTAGTACATCAGGCAGGAAATTTGCGAAAAGGGCAATCAATAAGTTTCGTCGCCGACAACTAAAACAGGATGTAATAATCAAGCACAATCATTTTGGCAAGTATTGGGCATAAATAAATCAAAAATGAGCGAAATCAAGAATTTAAAAATAGGTGACCTATTCTCTATTCGCAAAAATGGAATAGTGTATGAGTTTCTCGGATATTGTCCGATAGAGAACCTCCCTATTGCTTTTAATCGCAATAAGTATAAAACAGTATATTTTGAAGATGAAAATAAAAAAGTCTATATGCAATGAAAATAATAGTAAGTTTTTCCGGTGGTAAGGATTCGCAAGCCTGTTTAATCCAGGCTGCCAATAAATATGGAGCCGATAAAATAGAAGCCGTATTTTGTGATACAGGTTGGGAGCATCCCGATACTTATCAACATATTAGTAACGTGTGCAAACAGCTTGATGTCAGATTAGTAATTTTGAGAAGTAAGAAATACACTGATTTTGTGGATATGTCTATCAAATGCTCCAGGTTCCCGTCTTCCCAAAGAAGGTTTTGCACCTCTGAGTTAAAAATAAAGCCGATGATTGATTATATTCTCTCACTTACTGAACCTTGCTTGATAATTCAAGGTATTCGAGCAAAAGAAAGCGAAGAACGCGCCAAACTTCCTTATGAGTGCAATTACTTCGGAGAATATTTCGAACGTGTGAAAAAGAATCGTAAAGGAAAGATTGTTGAAGTATGGAAGCAGGATTATCGTAGAAAAGATGTACTTAAATGGTGTGAACACTATGATGCCAGCGTTTCCCGCCCAATCTTCCAATGGTCAGCACAAGAAGTTATAGACCAGATTCTTTCTGTCGGACAAAAACCAAATCCTTTATATTATCGTGGATTTTCCCGCGTTGGTTGCTATCCCTGTATTATGTGCAGGAAGCAAGAGGTCAAGCTAATTTCTCAAGAAGAGTTTGGGCGAAGTCGCTTGATAGATGCCGAACGACGAATGAAAGAAGAAACCCCAAAGGGTTCGTCTTTCTTCTCACCGGGCTACATCCCTGATCGTTTCTGTAAAAATAAGACTTATCCAACAGTAGAAGAAGTTTTCGAGTATGTGAACCGGAAAGATGCCGGCATGGATGATATGTTTGAACCTGAAGGTGGATATAGCTGTATGAGCCTTTATCATGGATTGTGTGAATAATGGGGTTTAATGCCCTACATCAATACGACTATAATACCCAAAATTGCAGCTAAGACGATAAGAAAAACCCCTATGCTGCGTCGAATTTTCATCTTTCGATTATATGAATAGTAATATTGATGATCTCTTATCATAACAATATCATCACCTGAAAGAGGAACAAGATTAGATAACAATCTCTTCCATGGTTCTGCAGGATTAGTTTTGACATCTTTAGAATATGTCATTAACAATGTGCCGATGAGCCCTAATATAGGTATCAGAATACTGATTACAATTTTAATATTAGATATATCCATTGAATACAAATTTTGAGGGACAAATATAGTGAAAAATAATAAGTAGTATGCCCTGAGCGGCTTTGTAAGACCTATTTTAGTAAACAATTACTGCAAAAATATGGAATCAAACCTAAGACACCTTATAGCAAAAATGACTAAAGAAAAATGTATTGTATGCGGAAAAGAAACTGTATCAGTCATTAAGACTGATGCAGGCTATATCTGCTACAATTGCTATGCTGAGCAAAAGAATCCATCCAAAAGAAAAAGGAAGAAAAACAACGAGGAAGAACGTATGCAATGCAAGTTCTTTGAAGAAGTGGAAAAGCTATTCCCCAAGTTGCCCAATAAACTTCTCTTCGCTGTTCCGAATGGTGGAAGCCGCCATATAAGGGAAGCCGCCAACCTCAAACGGCAAGGTGTAACTTCCGGCGTATCCGATGTTATCCTACTAATCCCAAAGAAAGGCTACGCTTCGCTATGTATAGAGTTTAAGACAAAGAAAGGCATCCAATCGGAAGAACAAAAAGAATTTCAAAGGCAAGCGGAAAACTGCCGAAACAAGTATGTTATTGCACGTAGCGTCAAACAAGGTATTGACGCACTAAAGGAATATCTGCTATAGTAGTGAGGGGATCGCTATTTGCGCCCCCCCTCTCCTACTCTTTTGAAACTTTAATAAATTCATTGTAATCAATCTTTGTGTTGGGATTAAAATTAACCAATTCCAGTTTATACCCCTTTGTGCCCCAACTCCACCACAAGAATTTTCGTTTTGGAATTCGATGAACAACAGCCGCCAGACTATCACGAATATTATAATAAACCGTAGAATCCTTGAAGCAAACTATCACATGAGACCATTTGCTATTAACCTCTAAACAATCCGGTCTGTCCGGAAGTGGATGCCAACGGTCTGCATAGATTGTTTCTGTTGAATGAATCCCGGTTTTAACCAAAGCCTCAAGATGCTTGTTTTTAATGCCGAGTTCTTTTATTGTTTGAGCATCATCGGCACGATACTCTTTCAGTTCATCAATAGTCAAGTTCAATGCCGACACAGAAACTGCATTTAAACTATCCCGAATTTTATAGGACTTTATGTCTTTCATCAAGATTGCAATATTACCGGATTGACGCTCGTATTCCTTTTGCAGCTTCCGATTATATTTAATCAAGCCAATAATAACAGATACCAGTGCTACTAAACCTATAACCAACCATTTTTTCATATAATCTTAGACTTTAAGATAATTAGCTATTCCAATGGCATGAGCCTTTACAATTCGCGCTTTCCCATCAGCGGAAAGTAAGAATTCAACATCTTCCTTATTATCCTGAAAAAAGTTTTCGGTAAGAACTGCCGGACATTTCGTTTTCTGCAAGATGTAGAAGTTTTCTTCCCAGTCAGGGTCTTTATCCGACCAATCGCTGCGTATTTTTGTTCCGGCCGGAAAGCATTCTGCAGCCGATGCGTACAGACATGATGCTAATACATCGGCTTTTGTACTTCCCTTGCTCGTGTAAGCAGACCAGCCTTTTGCTTGCATCCAATCTATTCCAGAACCTGCAGCATTACAATGAATAGAAATCAAGATTACATTAGATGTACCCAATCTGCCACAAATCTCATTCACACGCCGGCATCGTTCTGATAGTGGAACATCTATTGTCTCCTTTACAACCCTTTCAGCATCAATACCCATTTTGCCTAATTCCAAAACAAGCATATCTGCAATTTCACGAGTCCAAGCATATTCCCGCAATTTTCCATCAGGAGAGCGCTTGCCCTTTGTATTCTCACCGTGACCGTTATCAATTAGCACTTTCATTCTCTTTCAACTTTAGTTTTAATCTGTTTAATTAAATCTTCCGCATCTTTACTGCTAATACATTTTACTATCTTTTGTGCCATATCGGCTACATCGGCAGCATGAGACTTCTTTTTGCGGCTATTTTCCAATACCGAGCGACCTTCTATGCAGATAATACCCATCGTTATCAAAATCATGCAATAAGGAGCTACATACCAAGAAATGAACAGTCCTAAGACATCGACCATTGTACCGAATATCAATACGCGGAAATAATCAACCACTTTAGCTACAGTTCTTCTTAACCCCTTACTGTCAATTTTTTCTTTATTTACTCTTGCTGCATCAATGCCACTCCACATATCCACGAATGAAGAAACGACAATAAAGATACAGCATGTAAACAATACGATTGCATACAAACGTAAGTCTGCAAACTTTATCCCGCCTATCTGTTCAATCACTTCGACCATTAGAATACAGCATTAATTATCCATGAAAAAACATAAGCAACACCAATAATAAGGTCTGCTAAATAAGCGCCACGTAAAGTTACCTTGACATCTTTCTCATTAGGAATATCATCCTGCGCTTCTTTCCATTTTGTTGCAATGTAAGCGTATCCTGTACCAATAGCAGCACCAACCAATACCGGAACAAACTTATTCCCAAACAAGAATACAGCAACCAACACACAAATAGCCACAACCAAGAGACCAACCAAGCCGTGAATAATTTTATCCCAGCCATACTTTTCCACCAAATCATTACTCGCTTTCATAAACTCTTTTCTCCTAAAATATAAGCCAAGAAAGAAATTGAAGCATAAAAAAAGCAGCCGAAATTCGACTGCTTTAACTTTTAATGATTATCTTTGCAGCATCTCACTTACGACACATGAAAGCGAACCTGAGAACGGTGGCATTTGCCCCCGGTCATTCGGGTTCGCTCGTTATGTGTTAAAAGTAGGTGAGATGATTTTTAACAGGCCGGGGGCTTTTTTATTCTTTTCTAGATATTCCACCTTTAAATTATTCATCCAATTTCCCTTATTCCTTAACTGTTCCTGTTTTTTGCAGAAAAAATTGCCGAGAATTTATATATATGCAAAATAAATCCATATCCATATTGCTTACTATTCATATTTCACTATCTTTGTCAATACTTTGTTGACCTGATTTTTTCAAAACTATTATTGATTGGAATTAACCTCCCCCGTCAGACTGTGAAGCCAGACGGGGGATTTCATTACTTTGACAGATAGACAATAAAAAAAGAGCCCGATGACAATATTTATTGCCATCAAGCTCCTGGTTACAACTGTAAAGATAGTGAAAACTATTCCATATTCAATCCATATTGAAAAAAATAATCAGGAGCAATATTTCGATTATCCGAAGAATTTAAAGAGTCACTATATTAATAGAAAACAAATAGGATTCATGAAATCTACCGGTTGTCTATAAAATCAGATGTTCTCAAGCCTTTATCGGGAAACATCTTTACTTTTTTCCTTTTCCTTTGAACATTTTTCAAGTCACGCACAATGGTGCTGGAAAGTACCTCCGAATAAATCTGTGTGGTCTTGACCGATGTATGCCCCAAGAGTTTTTGGACGGTGGTTATCGGAACGCCTTGATGTACCAAGAGAGTAGCACAAGTGTGACGGCTGGTATGGTAGGTTATCCGCTTTTTGATACCACATAACCCGGCCAGCTTTCGAAGCTGCTTATTCACTTCCGAGTTACAAGGCAAAGCGGCAAAACTTCCGATATCCGGATAGCGGTCAAGAATGCCCAATGCCCTGCTTTCAAACAGCAGATGTAACGGCAGACGGATTTCCACCCCTGTCTTGACGGATTTGAAGTACAGCCACCGCTTGCCGTTTATCCTAATGAAATTCTCAGGTGTGAGCTGGCAGAAGTCAGAATAGCGCAATCCGGTATAACAGCAGAACAGGAAGGCATCGAGCACATGGCGCATGGATTCCTCTTCCACCTCGACCGTTTCCAGCTTCTTCAGCTCGTCCGGGGTAAGAAACTCATGTCTGCCCTTCTCCTGTTTGATTTTGTACTTTCTGAA